GAGGATTTTCGCAAAGCACAGATGGCCTTTCCTACACCATCGAACTTGCGGAAATTACAACCTAATGGCCTCAATAGAGAGGGAGGTTGAGAACGCCCTCCTTAATGTTGTCTCTGGAATTACTGGCGTGAACTTCTTTACCAGCGAGAGGGGGACGGCTCGCACGATGCCAAGCGTCACGGTTCAAGCCCAGATTGGTTCAGAGGAGCTTATCCCCTTTTCTGGCGTGTTCAAAACCCCCGCATCTATCACCTATGTTGCAAGGGCAGACACAACCGCACGAACCGCCTTCGATGCAAAGTTTTACGACATCCTAGAGCAACTCTATCGCTCGCCAGACCTTGCTAGTTACTTAACGACCAACTCAAACATTACTTTCTATGTGGCAAAGGTGACTGGGGATAGCCCCGCCGTGATAAGCCAAAATCGCACTTGGTCAAGGGCTATGACCCTAGACATCACGGCAACCGCAAAGAAATGAATAACAGCGTTCAAATCAATGTGGAGGATGCGTTAGACAATCTTCTAGCCAACATCCCCAACCTAAATGTCTATAAGACAAATCGAGTGGGGGCAAAGCTATTCCCATTTGCCACAATCTCGGCCTCGGTTGGAGGGCAGTTGCTTGGTAATTATACTGGGGTTTATGAGGTTGCCGTTACAATCGACTACTCCGACACGGTGGCCAAGATAAGCCAAGAGGCTTTTGACGCTGAATACTGCTCAATCTTCGAGGCTTTCTATTCTGAAACCCCACCACTATTCACCAAGATTCAAAACAACATAGTTGATACAAAGGTCTATACGGCTCGTATTACTGGGCAAACCCCAACCATTAGAACGGCTAAAAGGGCTTGGCAGAGGGGCTTGAAGATGAGCCTTATTTGCACTCCATCAGAAACAAGCGATGGCTTAAGGTCTTTGAACTTCTTTCAAACGCAAAACTCGATGTATGTGGCAGTCATTTAACAAGGAGTAAAGCTATATGGCACTTACAATTTTAGATGGAAACCAGACTGCTGTAACTCTGGCTACTACGGTATCTGGTTCAGCCCATTATCCTAATCATATTATTGCATCTGGCACGGTAACGGCGAATGTTCCTAACATACAAGTATGCACTCAAGGTAGTGCAGTTCAATCTAGTGCAATTCAAACAGCATTGGGAGTAATAAACACCAATAATAACTCGCAAGTGCTTGCTGTTTTTGGAAGCGAAGTCGTAGATGGCGAAGGAACTTCTGCATTTGTTCAAATTAGAAATCAAATTTCTGGCACAGTCACGATTGGCTCTATTCCAAATGGAGCATTAACAACTAGATTCGGTTCTATCACTACGGCCAACACGGCATTCGCAACTACGGCGGTCACAAATACTTCAAGAAAGTATTTAATAATTCAAAATATAGCTTCAACAGTTATCACGGTTGGGATAGGATTTACGCCAACAACAACACAAGGCATTCAGCTTGTTGCTGGGGCAACAATAACTTATGACGGAAATTACATTCCAACTGGTGCGGTTCGTATTTTGTCTTCTGTTACTGCGTCTAACTTTACTGTTTTAGAGGCATAGTTTGGCTTTATGTGGCTTCTTTTATTTGCGGTTTTCTTGTGTTCCTGCTCGTCACGGCCAGCTAATAATACGGGTCTGCCGAATTACGATATGATGCAAGCCGCCGAGGACGCAGGCCAAACGCCTAGCAAATAGAGCCGGTATGACGCACCAATACACCTACGAGGATTTTATGTCCTCGCTCAAATGGCTTGAGGCCGAGGGTTACATAGAGAAGTTCTACGATAACAACGGCGATCTATGCGTTCGTGTGTGCGAGGGGGCAGAGGATTGTGAGATATGAGCGCAGATCAAGTAGCGGATTTGAGGGAGAGGCTCGCCCGGATTGAAGAAAGGCAGACTAACATAATCTCGATTTTAGAGCGGCACACCAGCGAGCTAGCCCAATGGTCTAGCAAGATTAACAGCAAGGTGGACACCCTAGAGAGGGAGTCGCACACCATCAAAACAAAGCTATGGTTGGTAGCCCTTGTGTCGGGGGCAGTCTTTTCTACAATCTGGGAACTGATTAAAATGCGAGTATTCTCACGATAATTTGACACAAGCAAAGGAGATTATGAAAAACACACTTTCTAACGAGGTTTCAATCTAATGGCCGCCGTCACGATTGGCACGGCAGGGCTTTCTTTCGGCTTGGTTTCGGAAGCTGGTATCGGATTAGTTCAGAGTTTTTCAGAGGCTCGTAATGTAGAGAAGAACGAAGTGCGAAATAATTCGGGCGACATAGTTGCCATCGGATACTTCAACGCCACGACCTCTTACTCCCTCTCTGTTGCTATTACTGGCTCGTACAATGTGACCGCAGGGGCGGCACTTGCGGCCTTGGCAAATGCAACCACCCTCGGCACAACTCGCATCGACTCTATCACGCTGAACAAGTCTAACGATGCCTTTGTGACCCTTGATATCTCGGCGACCGGCTATCCGAATGTAAGTTAATAGAGGTTCTAATCCTCTTAATGAAATCCTAAACTTATGACCGAAGCCTACTGGGGAACGACTAATATAAAAGTGGCGAGTGCCGTTGCTTCATTTGGGGCAAAGCCAAGACAACTCGACCCAGTAACCAGAACTATAAAAGAGGACGGAAGCACCCAAGCTACCTTTTGGTTCGAGGTTGGGGCTGGGGCAGAGGCCAAGGCAGAAATGGAACGCCCTTGGTCAGAAATGAAGAGCGACCCAGAAAGCCCTATTCGATATGTGAGGGCGGCACTAGAGAATAGGGAGACTTTTCTCGGATTGCTCAAGAGATCGGTCGCTGTGAGGGTCGTGCAAACAAAGGGCGGTCAGACTCTACTCATCTCAGAAAACGCAACCTCGGAACAAAGAAGGGCAATCCTAAAGCATTTATGAGCATATCCCTCGAAGAAGAACTAAACTCAGCCTTTGTAGCCCCAGACAAAGAATATATGAGTGAAAAACTTGCCCCCTACACGGAGGGCTCAAGGTTGCTCCTTTTGCAAGTAAGGGACGACAACGACTCCTCGATCTACTTTATATGGTCGTTCATCTATATGCACATCCAAATTGCCAAGAGTAGGAAAGAGGCGATCAAACTGGCTTGGAATCGGGACTTGTTTCGTGAGAAGATTATGGACTTTATTGATGGCAAGACAGAAGCAGATCGAGATGCGGCCACAAATATAGTCTCTAATATGATCGAAGAAGCAAGCAAAGGCAGGGTTGAAATAATCCCAACACCTAATAGCCCAGACTTGGGAAACGCCTAACGCCAGCGGCAACTGCAAGTTTCGTCTTTCCGCTGGCAGAAAAAACAGGATGGGACATAGATTATATTCTGTGGCAGATTCCATTAAGTCTGCTAATTCAAGCTACTCACGCTTTCCTTTGGTCGTCTGGAGCAAAATGCAGAAGGCTTACTAGCTCCCAAGGCGAAGATAGGCTAGAACTTGAAAAGCTACTAGGCTTAACATAAGAGCAATAATATGATGTCTATTGAACTACTGAACCACGATAAGTTTGTTCTAAGACTCCAACAATACCAAGATGCCTCAAGAAAAAATATGGCTAGAGTTATCAATGACAAATTGGGCGATGTTGCGGTTACAGCAATAGGAACAACATACCGAACCAATACCGCCAAGATTGCGTCTGAAATTCAACGAGTGGAAGGGCAAATTGTTACTAGAAAGGTATTCAAGCCATTTGGACTTACAAAATCTGGCAAGGTTAAGAAGCGCAAGATTGGTGAATATGCATTTGGATACAAGGCGAAATCAGTAAGCTATGCCGGAACATATAAGCTAGTGAATTGGCTATTGAAAAACCGAGGACTGCCAACACTAGGAAAGACTAAGGAGGGCGTTGGTGGGCTTGGGATGGGGGGAGGAAAGCCCGGAACGATTGGGGCGTTGGCAAGAAGGCTGGTTGCCGGAAGGAAGCGATCAATAAATTATATACGCAACGGATGGGCGGCGGCGGCAGCGGTCTTTGGCAAGAGGGCAAAACTAACTAGGGGTGATTACAGCGAAGAAGCCATCAAAAGACTAGGTGGAGGAACAAAGGCAGAAAGCGACAAGGCGAGAATGGAGGGGATGATCTTTAACCGTGCGGGGGATTTAGACACAAGATACTACCCAGTAAGGAAACGAGCGATCTCTGGGGCAGTTGCGGTAGGAAAACCCGGACTAGAGGAGGCAGTCGAAAAGGTTATGGCAGATATGGCCGTCTACCTTGCACGCAAAAACAAAGAGTCAAGTGACAAACTGAAATTGTAATATGGCAGACGCAACCCAAGAACTAATGCTCCGAGTCCGAGGGGACAATAGCGGAGTAGATAAGGCCATAGACGGAACAAGGCAATCCCTTGGTCGGCTAGGTGTAAGCACAGAGAAAGCTAATCGTGCCGTTAGGAGTTTGGCCTCTGTTTTGAGGGATGGACAAGACCCAGCCCTCGCCTTGGCTGGTTCGCTAGACAGTCTAGCTAGATCGTTGGGATTAAGCCTTGGAGCTTCTATTGCGGTTGTGGGCGTTGTGGAGGTTATAAAGTCATTCATCAAAAACGCTGATGATATGAACAAATCCACAGAGTCACTTAATAACGCCCTATCAAACTTTCGCTCCCAAGCCACAAACCTAAACCTTGATGGGGCTATCGCCCAGATTCGTAGCCTTACAAAAGAATTGGATGCGGCACAAAAGATTGGAAGTAGTGGAACGGCAGACAAGTTCTTCGCAACTATTGGAGACGCTTTCTTTGGTGGGGCGCAGATGAAATCAGACATCGCCCAGCAAGGGGCAAGGCAGGCAATTAAGAGCGCAACCGCCATAGCAGAGCAATCGATTGTGGAGCAGGGCAGACTGCAAATCTTAAAACTAACCAACAAGGTTGAGTTCGATAGACTAGCTATTTCAAAAAGATACAACACAGAGATTCAAAAGGCGCAAGAGATAGGCTTGAGCCAGCTTTCAATCCGTGAACTAGAATTTCAAAGAGCAATCGACCTTGAGCAAGTAGATATTGCGGCGGCCAAAGAAATGCAATTACAGCTTGCAAAAGAGGATGAGGAAAGAGCAAAGCTAGCTGAAAAAGAAACTGCAAGGCAAGAGGAGCAACAAAGAACAGATCAAAAATTGCACGATGAAAGAATGAGGCAGATTCAAAAGGAGACAGACGCAAGAGAAAAATATATTAGGGGTGGATTTGAAGGCTCTGGTAGTCTCCTTGACAAAATATCCGAAGCCGCAAAAAGGCGAGGCCGTCCAGATATCGTAAGAAACATTGAAGCCGAGAGGGCAAGTCAGCTTAAACAAACTGATGTAGCTCTTTTGGGCAGGCTTGGACAGCCAACTGGTGAGAGGGGATTGATGGGCTTTGAAAGGGGTCAAATAGAAAGACAACGAATCACCTCTTTTGCTGGTATGGAGGGCGAGAATCAGAGACAACAGAACGCAACCCTTTTCCAGCAAGTTGATTCAGTAAGAATGTTAATGGTGAACATTCTACAAGTAATAAACAACAAGCTGGGAGTTCCAATTTTGAGGAGTGCAAACTAAATGAGCGCATTGATTGTTGGTTCATCTCTTGCTAGCGGTCAGAAAGTATTGAGGAAATCTCAAAGCTCAAGCGAGGTCGATGGGCTGGTTACAATTACAGAAACATACGCAATCCGCACAGAAGATGCTGGTAGTCTTGAACCAGATCGCAATACCAGTCACGCCAGCTTCTCTACTGCCAGCGTAAAGTATGCTCGGATGCTTGTTGAAACGACAAGGGTAGAGCCTATGGATGGAGGAGTTTCAAATCTTATCGTGAATTATGTTGGCCTAGACTACGCCTCTGGATTACCACCAGCCTATATCACCGTAGTTGGGCAACCCGGCGTGGGCGTGTTTGGTGCAGATGCGTCGGTTGTGGTGAAATATGTCAGCCAAGATTCATTATTTGATACACTAAAGGGGCAGGTTCTAAATCTTGCGATCGGAGGCTCTAATCTTATTTTGCCAACAAAAAGACTAATGCCAACAAGCATTAACGGAACTGCAATGCCTCCAAATCCGAGGCAAAGAGAATACAGGAGAAATGCAACTTTAACCGAATCTATTGCCGCATCCGCAGGACTTAATAACGGAGTTTTATTCTCTGGATCAATATCATATTATGCTCCAACTATTGAATGGATTTATGCCGGATATGTACAGACTGGAATTAGTTTTGCTCGGCGGGGGTCATTTAATCAAATTGAGGAACAATTTACGGAATACTTTAAGGGCACAGATGCCTTTTACACAACCGACGGACTTATTAATCTCAATAAAGTACAATCATTCAACAGGGGCTATAACTTCCCCTTTTAAGCAATGCCACTCCTACCGCAATCAGTTAGTCGGCCACTACGCAAACTTAACCCGACTCCGGCTGGGGTCGGGATTGGTGCGGAATATATAAATAGCATTATAGATAGGATTGAAGATTTGGTTTTAACAGTCCAATCACAAAAGCCAGTAGCAGGCAATAATATCCAAGTTAACTACACGGCTCAAGGGGCAGTCATTAACGCAGTCACACAATGATTGCGCCTAAAATCCCGCTAGTAAGGAATGGGCAAATCCTGTCGACCGATCTAGTTAACTCTATGATCGGCAGAATTGAATATGCGGCTGATCTGTTGCGCCAATACAAGCTAATTGCTGGCGACGAAATGTATGTCGAGCCACACTTTGATGGGACTAGGGTTTCCTATTTCTATCCAGTAGCAGGCGGGGCAACGCCTCGTGGCTCACAAATAACAATCCCAAAATATCCAATAGTTCAAAGACCCCTTTCTCCCACCGATGGCCGATACAATGCACAAGTTCTGCTACAAGACTACAAACCCGGCAACGAGCCGGAAACAGCAACAAGGGATTATTGGCAACCATTTATTGATGGAGTTCCGTTTGACTCGTCAGATTTAGTGTATCCACCCGGTTCTTATTTAAAATGGACTGTATCTGGAGTTAGTGGTGCTTTGGCATTAGTGCCATTTATAGCCTTTTACGCAACGCCGGGCTATCCTGCGTACTTTCTTCTGCCCTTACCGGCGGGCGTTTCATTTCAACTTATAGATTTTTATTTTGGCCCTGCGCCCGCTACTCCTGAAAGACCGTACTACCCCACGGGCACATCATTTTCCATTGTCTCTAGCCCTTTTTCTTAATTGACACACACCCCACCTAAATGGCCTCTACACTAGACCTATACATCGACACCGCCTCTGGAAGTCTTGTAGATGGCGGGAGTGTGGTTGGGGGCGCATTGCCGACATTAACTCGCAACGACACCTACACGCTCCGCTTGCGCTTGCTTGAGAAACAGCCTAACGGCTCACTAAACGACATTGATCTGTCGAGCTCCTCCCTTAAGGCCGCCATCGGAAACATCGAGGAAGCTCCCTCTGCCGGGTCGTTTAAGCTAAACATCAACGGAATTACATCGTCAGCTATACCATTCAACGCCACCGCAATTTCTGTCTATAACGCCATCTCAAACAATGTGTCCACGGTTGCCCTTTACGGAAACGAATCTTTTGGCTCATATCTCTTAACCGCCACTCAGCCCAATACGGCGATGTCGTTTGGTTCGGATGCTTTTACTCTTTTCCCAACTAGCTCGGTGTTGGTGGGAACACGCAGATTCCCAGCCGCCAGCATTGAGGCACAGCAAGTGGTTAAACTCGTGCGTAATCCTATTGTTTATGCCGACACCTTTACAACCGCACCCACAACTGGTGAAATTGTCCTTACAAAATTACAAGATGGGTCTGCCACCCAAAATGAAACTTACGAGTTAACAGTCGGGCCAAGGGTCTTAGGTGGTTCTTATGCTTTGGCGTTTGGTGCAAATTCTACCACCGCCATACAGCTTTTTACAACTGCTGTTTCCGTACAAGCGGCGATCAGCTCTGGCATCAATACGATTACATCTAACTGCTCGGTCGCTGATAATGGAAAGTTGGGTTACATCATATCTTTTACTGGTCGTTTTGCGTTAACAAATATAACCACAGCACTAACGCTAGATTCTACTGGCGTTAATTTTATTCCATTCCAACAAACCACCCTCACCATCAACACGGCAGAGGTCGAGGATGCGTTTGCGGATTCTGGTGAAAGCACCATTACGCCTACGCTCGAAATTGAACTTACTGAAAGCGGAACGCCCAAGACGGTTTTCCAAGGAAATGTCACACTACGCAAAGATTTAATTACGGCAGGAAGCGCCGTTCCGGGCAACCAAGCCGCTTATTACACAAAAGCAGAAACTAATTCCAATTTTGTCTCAAAATCCAGCCCGCAATCTAACACCAATGTAGTATCTGGTTTAATAAATGTTGGACTGTTCGCTTCATCTGCGACTTACGGCGTGCTTCCGCAATCCACAGAAACCATTAATGTAACAACGTCATTAAACTTTGGCTCTGTTGGAGCTAATTCTAGCACATCTATAACGGTCGCTATGAGTGGGGCAAATATAAATGATTTGGTATTGCTTGGACTTCCAAACGCAATTTCGGAGGGATTAACATTCTTTGGCCATGTAGTTGATGCCAATCAAGTTCACGTGGATGCAGTCAACGCAACCAATGCAAGCAAAACCCAGTCTGCTGTGACTTTCCGAATTGCCGTAATTGGCTACTAGCCTTTGACACCCACCCCCTTCTTATGAACACACTCCTATCCTTCGTTCAGACACAAGACTTGTTTGCTTGGCTTGGAGCATTGACCGCCCTTCTGACTGCGGCGATTGCTGTTTGTGCATTGATTCCCGGTGACGAGCCGGAGGCCACCCTCACCAAAATCGTTTCATTCCTCTCGAAGTTTTCTAGGAAATAACAATGTGGGAGGCCGTTCTCGCCTCGCTCGCTGGTCTAATTGGAATCATTGCTTGGTGGACGAAGAACCGAGCCAAGACAAGAAAAGAACGAGACGATGAAGAAATTGCTTACAATCGCCGCCTGCGAGATGCGGAAGTGGATTCTTGGATTCACCGCAACTAGCGTTCTCCTTTGTGGGTGTGTAACAACCCGCCCTTACGACCTTGGCCAAGTCCCGAACCAAGATTCAATTACCGACTTCATTATGCGGTGGGACAAGCTCGACCGAACCAAATCAACCCCAGAAGAATACAGACAGCTTTTTGGGCAATCGCTCAAAACGATTTCTCGACTCGTGGAAGAGAATGAACGACTCCGAAAGAGGCTCGATCAATGACGATTCGGGAGGCGGTGGAAAGGTCAAGAAGCCACATAGAAAAGTGTGAGCCTAGTTTTGGCAAGAGGGTAGGGGCTTGGTATAGCGAGTTGATGAGCAAAAAGATTCCGGTGCTGATCTATTGTTCGGTGCGTACCCCTCAAGAGCAAGAGGAACTATACGCCCAAGGACGGACAAAAGCTGGGAGGAAAGTCACAAACGCTCGTGGAATACCACCGCAATCGCTCCACATTGACCTAGGTAAAGGCTCTCACGCCATTGACTATGTTCCCCTTGCCCAAACTCCCAGCGGTGATCTAGTGACCTCTTGGGACGATGACCAAGGCTATTCAATCACCCGCAAGATTGCGGAGAAGCACGGCCTTCGTGGATTGGATTGGGAACAGCCCCATCTTGAGGATGCAAATATCTCTGGATGGAGAGAGCTTGTCTCTCCACAAAAGCAAGAGGTGAACAATCAAAAGATTTCCCTAGTCAGTAAGCGTCCGTGGTCTAGTCGTTAATGGATGACATCAGAGCAGGGAGTGGAGAAAACAGAAGAGAAAGTTTTTACAAAGAAGCACGATCTCCATCTTACTACTTTGCAAATGGCGGCGGTCGAATCGATGGAGAGGAAATATAAAAAGGGAGTCGTAGAAAATTCTGGAACTAAATTATGGGAGATGCCAACCGCTCGCTTGGTTGAAGAATCCATAGCCGAAGCAACAGATCAAATGGTATATCTCCTCACCCTTCGACAGCAAATGCATATTGTGATGGAGCTTGCAAGGGACGGATGCACAGACGAGACATTGACAAATCCCAGAGCAAGAGAGTGTTGTAATTTAATTTACACAACTTTAACTGGTCAATCTAAACCTCAATTATGAAGCCAATTAAGTTTGTCGCTTGTGGAGATATCCACGGTGACGAACAAGACGCTCCCTCGGTAAAGGCTCTGCTCGCTTTTACAAAGGAATACATCGGCAAGGATGGTGGGCTTGTGGTCTGCATCGGCGATCTCTGGGATTTTAGGGCAATCAGAAAAGGGGCGGGCGATGAGGAGCAGGCATCGAGCTTGCAAAAGGATTGGGACGCAGGGGAGGAGTTCATTCGAGAGTTCTTTAAGTTCGGCGATGAGAGAATCTTTTTAAGAGGCAACCACGATGAACGGATTTTTGATATGGCTAGTAACAGCCGAAGTGGTTTGGCTCGTGACTACGCCAACGATGGGATAGAGAACATCGAATTGATTATGAAGGAAACCAAGGCGAGGATGTTCCCCTATGATTCTGTGGGTGGAATCTACAAGTGCGGCGGGCTTTCCTTTGTTCACGGCTATGGCCACGCTATGCACAGCGGGAAGCAACACGCAGACGCTTACGGCGATGTTATTTTTGGGCATACGCACGCCATCGATTATTTTAGAAGCGTATCCATCGACCCTCGGACTGGATACAATATTGGATGCCTATGCAACAAGACCCCAGAATATAACCGAGGCCAACTCCGCAGACTCCGCTGGCAACACGGCTGGGCGTTCGGAGCAATCTACCCAGACAAGACACACGAAGTTTTTCAAGCAAGGCAGAGGGGCAATAAGTTTTATTTACCGACTGACATAAAAGCGTTTTAATTATGAATGCAAAAAATCCTTGGCAGAAACTTTTATCGGAACACATCAAAGACAAGTTTGCTCCACCCCAGCCGGCGGGATATTATACGAGGGAACAAGTCAGTAAGTTGTGGCAGAAATCAATGAACACAACCTCACGGATGCTCAATCAAATGCTCGAACAAAAGAAAGTGGAGATGAAAAGACATCCCTTTATTGTTGCCAGAAAAGATCATCGTGTAATTCGCAACCTTAAAATCTTTAAGATTCTCCCCACAAAGCACCCCCATAAGTAGCGTGGTTATAGGGACTTACGAACAATCGTCAAAATAAGATAAATAAACCCTTTACAACTTGGGGGAGTGTGATAGGGTGTGGATATGCAAATAACCACAGTAACACCGACGGAAACCCAGAAGAAAATAACCCTTGCAACACTAAAGAGCTTTATTCGTAAGAATGCGGATTCACTTTTCTGCAAGACTCGCTCAAGATTTGATGGAATGACCGATTCTATTGAGCAGGTCGAGGACTTCTTCGGAAGTGTTAGCGCAGAGAAAGCATTAGGACTTCAAGGCGTCTACATAGTCGGAGGCTCCAGAGACCGCTTCCGGCATTTTGAAGACGAATCTTTTATAGGGATAGAGGTTTCAAATTGTTGCGGACGGGGGATATTGGCGGTTAAAAAATAACCCCAACCAAGAAAGAACCCGAACTAATGAACAACCCACAAGCCCTCAACCAAATACAAGCTATGAGAAAAATCCTCGATGCAGTCATTGACGCAGTAAAGGCAAGCCCAATGGGAACACCGGCGGGCTCTTTATATGCAGTTCTTATGACTCAAGGATGCTCCCTCAATCAGTTTGAAGCAATAATCGGAGCATTATGCAAGGCCGGGAAAATACGAAAAGAGGGACACCTCCTTTTTGCCTAACCCAACCCCAACAAAAGAAAGAACCAGAGGAGGCAAGCAAATGAAACAAAGAAACAAAGCAACAGACAAAAAGACAACGCTCAAAAGCAACCTACCAAAAGGCTTCAAAAAGGCGATGAAAGATAAGCTCGCCGAAAAAAGAATCTCTAGGGAATGGATGAACAAACACCTAGTCATCATATAAAGAAAGGACAATTAAACATAATGAAACACAAGAAACAGACAAATGAAAGACCAAGATGGCTTGTGGCAGTTAGGGCAAAGAACCCACGCAAAAAGAATGAAATATTTGGATTCCTGAATAAGCGAGGGGCGGTTGCATTCATAAAAGACATATCAAAGATGGGCAAAGTGTGGATGCTTGCCGATGCGGGAAGGGGGAAAGCTTAATGAAAATACTAGAACGCATATCAACACCAACCCGGTGCTACACCAAATTCGATGACGAGGGATTTGTGGGCAAGGGAATCAAAATCCGTACTTGGGAAGCTCGAGTGCAAGAACTCGAAAACCTTGGAGCGGATAGGAGCGATGCCCAAGCGGTCATCGATGCCGAGGACATCGTGAATCGGGGAATGCAAGCAGAGACGTTTGCCTTTTCGATGCAGTGGAATCGACAGAAACGGCTAGACAAGGCGAGACAAACAATGACAAACAATATTAACAAGAAAGGACAAAACTAAATGAACAAAATCCTCATAGCTTATATCATCGGCCTAATCGTTGGTGCTGGCTCAACCCTCTATATAGTTGAACATCTCCTCAATTAATCCTTTACAACTCCAAATCGAAATCCTAGAACAAATCAAATGACATCCTTCCCCCTCCCCGCAAGACCGCAAGCCTCCGCAGTTCCAGCATCCCACATCGAGTTCAAAAAAGAAACAGCCATCGAGGGCAAGCTCAACGGATGGAGGGGCTGGTTCGACCAAGAAACCAAGCAGGGCTACAACCGCCACGGCAAGTTCGCCTTGAACCACAACCTAATGGCCGAGAGGATTCTTGGTGCTGGAATCAAACCTCGGTTTGTAGATTGCGAGATTATGGGACAACGCACCAAGACTGGCAAAGGAACTATTGTGGTGATGGATGCGTTCGAACCGGCCAATCCCAAGCCTTACGCAGAGCGGATGAAGGAGATCGAACACTTGGAAGCCGTCACATTTGATTTGCAACCCAACAAACTCCTCCGCTTTGTCCGTCTCGCCCACCACAAGATCAATGCAATCTGGGAGGAGATGAACTATCAGAACAACAAGGCTGGGGAAGTTATCTGGGAGGGCTTCGTGATGAAGGCTCTGGACGATGGCAAATATCCTTACATCACCAACCCCAACTACTGCTCGCCCTCGTGGAAGAAGCAACGGATACGCTGGTGATTATTTTTCTCGTAGTTTTCTTTGGTCTTTTGATTCTGCAAGGCGTGAGGATATTCGCAAAGCATATCGACCAGCAGAATTACGAACGCAGGAAGTTTTATTTATTTGTTGCCGCCGAGTTGGACAAGATGGACAAGATCGTCGCCGAGGGCAACCAGCCCAAGAAACCAAAAGAACCGGAGCTATTGTTGCCCACAAAGAACTGGGTGGGGAGAAACTAGAATGAAGATGACCCCATCAGCCAAGTTTGAACTTCTATGGAGAAGCCTTGGTGGTGGGGAGCTAAAGAAAGAATATAAGTTTGCCGTGGGCAGAAGGTTTAGATTCGATTACTATGTGGACTTATTAACCTCTGGCATCGCTATCGAGCTAGAGGGGGGGGTATGGACGAGGGGCAGGCACACCAGACCCTCCGGATTCCTCAACGATATGGAAAAATACAACCTCGCCGCATCGATGGACATCCTAGTTTTCCGCATTCCCTCCCACGATATATCAGCCAAGTGGCTTTCCCCGATAATCAAAACCATAAAAGAAAGGACAAAAAAATGAGTGAAGAAATGCCTACATTCTGGCATCAAGAACCAGACAAGAAAAAATTACCAAATGAAACTACGGATGAATGGGTAGTAAGAGTTTTTGGGGCGTTCCCCGATACAGAGTTCGATAGCCGTAATGATTTTAGATTTTTGAACTTACCTAAGACACAGAAAGAAAATGCCGAAGGCTTCGGCGTATTCGATGACGGACAACACAAACAATAAACAATAGGAGAAACAACCAAATGAATGAACAGATAGTATTAAAGAATGACCACGGACTGGGCCACTCTAACGGAGTGCAAAACTATATGCGACAAGCTACGGATGTAGCTGGAGTATGTAGGGCAATCGTAATGGAGACCGCCCAGCAGATAGGCAAAGGCGATAAGAAGTATGTGCGTGTCGAGGGATGGCAATCCATCGCAGTCGCTCACGGATGCGTTGCCTCTGCCCGAGATGTGGAGAGGCTCGAAGATGGCTATCGTTGCATCGGTGAGGTGAAACGAATGGACAACGGCCAAGTGATCTCCCAAGCCGAGGGGTTTCTGGGAGATGACGAGCCGATGTGGTCTAACCGCCCCACCTATGCTAAAAGGGCTATGTGCCAGACCAGAGCAATCAGTAGGGCTTGTCGCTCTGCCTTTGCCCATATCGTAGTCCTAATCGATAAGAGTTTATCGACCACCCCAGCCGAGGAAGTTCCTTATGGGGGATTTCAAGACATCAACACGGAGAAGTTTGAGGAAGCACCCAAGGCCGAACCCGCCAAGATAAGTAAAGCAGACCTAGCAGATATCACGGCCAAGCTCAACTCTCCTAATAAAACCAACGGCACAGAGCCGAGGGATATGGAATTGAAGTTTGGTAAGTATAAAGGCTCTACCCTTCGTCAGATCGCCGCCTTTGGTGAGAAGGGCTTGGACTACTTGGACTGGTTGAGCAAACAAGAACTCAAACCCGGCAAGGACGGCCAACCATATAAGAACGACATCATACGCAACGAAATCATCCAAGAGATTCTTTTGGAGAGCGAGGCGTTAAGTA